TCAGCCGAGAGGATCTATCTATTCATCAAAGAGTATATTACTTACTTATCAGATGAAGAGAAAGAAGCCATCTTTCCAGAGAAATACAAGAAAAAAGAAGATGGTTGACATCAGACAACTTTCGGTTTTGTATTAGTAGGCTTATGCTTCAACATATCCAATATTGTTTCGTATCTCTCTTTAACAGTTACACCTGAACCTCCTGAAAGAAAAATCTGAGTATAAGAGCCTCCATCATAGATGGATACTATATGTTCAGAAAATATGGTGATTTTTCCACCATCATTGTGAGTCAATTCTATTTTCATAACAGTTTCATTTAGTAAAGAAACGGAAGCCCTGCATCCGGCCTGAGAAACTCGATTCAGAGCTCCGTGTCTTTCGATTAAACATTTTAAAACGTAATCTTTAAAACATTACAAATATGAGCAAAAAAAATGGTTCGGACAATAATATTGTCCCAAATCTCAAAAAATTACCCCTAGCAGAGTATTTTGCAGCCTTACCAAAGGCAGAACGTCGTCCAGTTATCATATCAGCTCCTAAAGAAGATGTTATTACAGCTATTGTAGAAGCGACACAACGTAATCGTCATACAGTTCGTTGCTGGATGTATGGATATACCCAACCTAACAGTATGGTTGAAAAAAAGATTGTGGCTGAGATCTTACAATCAGATGTCGCAACCTTATTTCCTGAAAGAAAGGAGGAATGATTATGACTGGAATGGAATTTTATTTCACTCCTAAAGGTGAAGTTATGATTACCGATGAATGTGGTACGCGTCAATTGGAACAGTCAAATCGGGAGTTTATTTCCGAAATCATAACTCGAATGGGAATATTTTGGCCAGAAGCACTGGAGAAAGCATCATTGGAATATACAGACCGACGATATAATATTCCTTGGTTTGAATTTTCAATAGTACGTCGTTTTCTTAAATGTAATTTTGGTGAGTTCGATTCAACAATGGATATTGATCAGATGGGAAACTTTCACTTTGAGGAGGTCAAATGTCCGTTAAAGGGTGAATGCAAATATGAAGGAATAATCTGTAAACCAAAATTTAATAGTACGCTGTCGGAACGTGAGTTAAGCGTTATGCGATCATTTTATGAAGGGATGGAAGAAAATGCAATAGCAGATAAGTATTGCATTTCATTGGAAACTGTACGTACACATAAACGGAATGCCTTTAGGCGTATAAATGTCCATTCCTTGGCAGAGTTCTTTCAGTATGCTAGGAAAAACAATCTATTTCAATAACAAGTAAACTCTAAAATCAATATTAATCAGGCAGCATAGCATAGAGATGCAGATGTGTTTCAGTAAATCAGCTCAACACCATTCAAAAGTTTAACAAGAAACAGCCTATTAGAGATTATGGAAAATTGCTTCGAAATGATGGTAGCACGATGTATTAAGATCGGAACTGTTCAAACGTTGACGATGTTAGGACTACTCCCCGAAGTAGTAACAATATCACAAGCGGAAGATATATACGGAAAACGCCTGATTACAGAATGGCGCGAAAAAGCCTGGATCAAATTTTATCCGGCAAATAATAAGGAACGAGGGAAATATTATGTGAAGCGTTCAGAACTGGAAACAGCCAGCGCAATGATGGACTTACATAATAAAGTACCGGACAACATTATCAAACAACTAATGCAACTAGCCGTATGACCTACATACCGAAATCATCAGAGATGCTAAAGGCTCTACAGGAAAGCATTGGTAAGCAGCTTGATGCAAGAGAAGAACAGAAAAGGATATGTAGCTCTGAACCAACTCCTACAGAGGTGGCACCTTGTAAGATGGATATAACTAAACAACCTACTGTGGAGGATCTTCTATTAATGGAAGAATACAGCCGTGGAGTATATCAAGGAGACTAATAAATAACTAATATTTAAACAATTATGAGTAACATTATTGAAATTAAAGTGGAGGAGCTTAATGCACTTCCAGCAACGAAAATTGTCGAAAATGAAAATGTACAGACGAAATTTATTCAGATGTACAACGCTATTTGGGGTTCTCAGATGGGCGAACAAATATATCACAAGGAAGTATTCAATTTTCAGAAGGTTCTACGTGAAAACCCGTCCTTGGCGGAGTGTACTAAGATGTCCTTGTTTGGTTGCTTCCTAGATATGGCTGTAAATGGACTATCACTTGATAATACATCACATCCTCATTGTTATCTCATTCCACGAAAGGTAAAAACAGGCCAAAAAGATGAACGAGGATATGATAGATATGAAAAAAGAGCTAGTGTTTCTGTTACTGGTTATGGGGAACTGACTATGCGTATGCGTGCCGGACAAATAAGATATGCGGATAACCCGGTTATTGTTTACGAAGGAGATATATTCTCTATCAGTCTCGATAATGGTGTGAAGAAGATTACTTATTCAGCCGCTATACCTCGTAAATCTTCTAATGTAATAGGGGCGTTCATTCGCATAGTTCGTTGTGACGGATCTGAAGACTATCAATGGTTACTTGAAGGCGATATCCAGCGCCTGGCTAAGTTTTCAGCCAAAAACAACTCATACTACAAAGATGGACAACGAGTAGAAGGCAAAGCTAATGAGCTGTACTATTCGAATGGTGGCGGCATTGATCCCGGCTTTTTAGAAAATAAGATGATTAAGCACGCTTTTGATGCTTATCCTAAGGTCCGTACCGGAAAGTATACTATGATGGCTACAGAGCAGGAAGATGAAGAAGTTATCGACTATGGCATTGTAGATGAAGAAAAGGTGAATGAACCTGCTCAAACGGTAGATGACCCTAAGACTCCTTTCGGAGAAGAAAAGCAATTAGACGCTCCGGAACCAGTACAAGTAACAGTGTCTGAAGATGATGCAAACGGAGGATTCTAAGTATTTACTAACCAATTTAAGAAAACAATTATGGCAACAGAATTAATCAAAATAGATGAGGTAAAAAACATTCTTTCATCCTTTCCGGACATCATCGGAAGGAATACTAACTCTGTCAAGAAATGCAATGAAGCTGGTCAAACTCTCCTTGATACAATCGAAGGAGAAGGTATGAATGAAGCAATAGACCAGGCTGCAGCTGACTACTTGAAAAAGGTTAGTGTAACTATTAAAAATATGGATGAACGTCGTAAACCTATCACACAGATTTTTGATAGAGTGCGTTCTTTCTTCACTTCACAGGAAAAAGAGATTGATCCTAAAGATTCTACTACAATTCCCGGAAAGCTTGTAGCAAAGCGCAATGAGTATGCTAAATTCAAATATGAAGAAGAGCAGAAGAGAAAGAAAGAAGCAGAGCAAAGAGCTAGAATTGAGACAGAGAAAGCAAATTATCAACAGACAATAGAGAACAACCTTCTTTCTTATTTCAACCAGTATCTTTCAAGTAAAGTTTCTGAATTACAGGGAATCTTCTCTAATTTGACGCATAAGAACTTCGATCGCGAAATTATAGGAATCACAGTCTTTCAGACCGATTATCCCAAATCTCATTTTGATAAGTTTAGTGCGGATTCAGCGACTTACTATATCAGTCAAGAAACAAAAAAGGAGATTCGCCGAAATATCCTAGAAGGTAAATATGAACAATATGCTCAACAGTATAAGGCTAAGTTATTAAACGTTAAGCAAGACCTTACCGACCGTATTCCGTCTAAACGTAAAGAACTGGCAGAGTTGGAACAGCTTCGTCTTGCTAATGCAGAGGCAGCCGCCAAAGCGGAAGAAGTACGCAAACAACGTGATGCTGCAGAAACGGCTAAACAGATGGAAGAAATAAAAAAAGCGGAAGAAGCAGCTAAACAAGAAGCTGCAATGAAAGCGCAGCAAAGTTCAATCGGTAGCCTTTTTGCGGGTGCTGCCGCTTCTATTGCTCCTCCGCCGACAAATGCTAAGGTGAAAGAAAAAATTATTGTACTTCACCAACAGGGATACTTAGAGGTGTTCCAAATGTGGTGGATAAACGAAGGGCAAACCTTGCCTGTTGAGGAACTGGAGAAGATATTTAAAAAGATGATTACCTATTGCGAGAAACAAGCAAACAGCAAAGAGCAAAAACATATCGAATCACAATTCATCAGCTATGAGGCAGATGTAAAAGCTAAATAGTTATGTCAAATCCCGATTCATATTATTCGCGTACAGAAGTCAGTAACTCTGACCTGACAGAACTCAAAAACTATCTCTATCCCCGTGCTCAATACGGGGATAAAGAAAAAGCATTCAAGTTCGGTACTCTTGTAGACGCTCTTATCACAGAGAATGACCGTGTTCGGTATGACAAACTGATGGTAGATGATTATATGTACACGACAGAAGAATTTGAATTAGGACTTGAGATGCGTAAGGCTCTCCGGAAGGAAGCAGAGAAAGACCAGTTTCTTGCTGTTGTGCTAGCGCAGTCTGATACACAGAAGTTCATGGTAAATAAGCAGCAGGAGTTCCATTATGGGAACTTTTCCTATCACCTCGATACTCGCTGTAAATGGGACTGGTGGTTATCTGCTTACGGTTTTGGTGGCGATTTGAAAACGACCTTTGCAGAGTCTCAGGCACAATTCGATGAAGCGATAGATTTCTTTGATTGGGACCGCTCCCGCGCTTGGTATATGGATATCGCAGGAAGTGAACAAGATTTCATTTATGCAATCTCGAAAAAGAACTGCAAGATATTCAAGCATTTTATCACCGACCGGAATCATCCTACATATATCAGAGGAAAAGAGAAGTATGAAGACCTTGCCTTCAAATGGTGGCAATTAATGGTCTGATTATATTTTACCTAAAAACAATATGAACTTACTTATTGCATCAAAAGAACAAATATTGGCTGAACTAACCAATATAGATTCATTTCTTAATATAACTATGAGCGAAGATGCGGCGGAAGCTGTACAGCGCGGTAATGACTTGGCTGTATATGTTGCCCGCTCCGGCAAACTGCTTGCAGACTCAAAATATTGGCTCAATGAAACAATGAAGTCCGAAGTCATGCAAACACTCGTCGATACAGCCAAGAATGCGAAAGCAACAGCGACGGCGATAAATGCTCTAGTCAACTCTCTATGTAGGGAAGAACGGTACTTAGTAGACTGGTGTGAACGCTGCAATCGGACGGCAACGCATCAACTATCATGGTGTGTAACTGTGATAAGTAAAGCAAAAGAAGAAATGAAAATGTCCGGAATGTATAATAACAATAAAAAGCAATCATCATGAAAAACTTAAAAAGAATCACAATCGGGCTAGCCGTTATCGGTCTGTTTACGGCATTATCTTTCTCTCAAAGAGAAGATGCAACGACTAGAGAAATAACTACGGCTGCCGTCATGGGAGTTGTATCAGCATTTAGTATTATCACTTTATCAACTAAAGAAGATTATGGAACAAGTAAAAAATGAGATCAAGAAGGCGGTTATTAAAAAAGACCGCTTGAATGTAGTGTATAATGAGCGTTTCTCGGAAGCGAACTACACGAATGTAATTAACAAGAGCTGCGATCAGATCATCCACAGTGATTTAAGAGAAGCGTTTAGCCGGCTTAAATTACATCTCGTTGTATTGTGTGAGCAGCCAGAGGCATCTAATATCAACAAGGATAGCTTTACTTCTCCGGGCTATGCAGAGACACTAGAAAATTATATCATTACGGGCTATGCAAATGATAGCGTCGATGGTGTTTCTGGAATTACCATCATGGGAGCTAAACTTCTCCAGTCCGGCAAAGTTGTTGACCTGAAAATCTTCGTTCCTCTCCTTGATGCAGATTACCCTTACTATGAAGAATTGAGCATTGATGCTGCAGCTTGTGATGCGGAAGTTGAAAGTTATCTGTTTGAAGAGAAATGGGGAGTCAGACAAGAGCGTCTTGATTTTGATACAGACGAACCGGAAGAAGCCGTTATAATTGAAGATAAACCTAAAAAAAGAGGGCGAAAGAAGCAAATAGAAGCTCCAGCTCCTTTAGATGCAACCGCATAATCAATCATCACAGGGGGATAATTCCCCCTGCTAAATACTCTGAATCATGAATATTGAATTAAAAGGAGATAATTTCGAATTATCATTCAAATATAAAACTTCAATAATAGATCGGGTCAGACAGATTCCCGGTAGACGTTTTGATGGTGCTAAAAAAGTTTGGATTGTCCCGACAAGGAGTAGGGTAGAGCTTGAAAGGATGATTTATCAAATACAGCAGTTTGAGAATATAAATTGGGTAAACGGTACAGAAAAAAAGGAGGAAGATATCGCTTATGATATTCCGGAACTGCCGGATCTAACCGTACCGCACAATTTAAAGATTCAGCCTTATCCTTATCAGCTTAAAGGTATTGCACGGGGATTGGAACTAAAACGGTTTATGAATTGCGATGAACCGGGACTCGGTAAGACATTGCAGAGTATTGCAACAATAAATCTTGCTGATGCTTTTCCTTGTCTTGTCATTTGTCCGTCTTCACTCAAAATAAATTGGTTACGTGAATGGGAGAAATTTACAGATAAAAAAGCGATGATCCTAACCGACAAGGTGCGTGATACGTGGACTTTCTTCTTCCAGACAGGAATGCACCAGGTGTTTATTGTTAACTATGAATCATTAAAGAAATACTTTGTACAACGCATAAAGAAAGCCGAAGGCTGGACGTTGAGAGATGTAGAATTTAGAAACTCAATCAATTTATTCAAGTCAGTTATCATTGATGAAAGTCACCGTTGTAAATCTGCATCTACCCAGCAGGCTAAATTCTGTAAAGGGATATGCACCGGCAAAGAATGGGTGATAGAACTTACTGGAACACCAGTAGTAAATCGGCCCAAAGATTTGATTCCACAGCTGGCGATTCTAAACCGTATGGAGGACTTTGGTGGCTATAAACCGTTTGTTAACCGATACTGCTCTGGGCAGAGAGAGGCTTCAAATCTGAAAGAACTGAATTTCAACCTTTGGCAATATTGTATGTTTCGTCGTGAAAAGTCTCTTGTTCTCACAGATCTTCCGGACAAGATACGCCAGGTTAATACTTGCGAAATTACAAATCGCAAAGAGTATATGGATGCAGAACGCGACCTTATTATGTACCTACAGAAATACAAGGATGCTGACGATGATAAGATAGAGAAGGCTCTACGTGGTGAAGTTATGGTAAAGATCGGGATTCTCCGTAATATTTCAGCTCGTGGCAAAGTACGTGATGTTATTGAATTTGTGAAAGATTTCCGGGAGAATGGGAAAAAGATAATTCTCTTTTGTTCACTCCATGAAGTTGTAGACCAACTGAAACGTTACTTTCCGACGGCTGTATCTGTAACAGGTAGAGAATCACCGGATGAGAAACAAAGAGCGGTTGACGCCTTTCAGAACAATCCTAAAGCGGATATTATTATTTGCTCAATAAAAGCGGCCGGAGTCGGTTTAACGCTTACTGCATCAAGTAATGTTGCCTTTGTTGAGTTCCCTTGGACATACGCTGATTGCTGTCAATGTGAAGACCGGGCACACCGTATTGGGCAGAAAGATTCTGTTACCTGTTATTATTTCCTTGGCCGGCGAACAATAGATGAAAAAGTTTATCGCATAATTCAAGAGAAGAAAAATATCGCCAATGCGGTAACTGGATCCACGGAAGATATTGAGGAAAATATTGTCGATATGGTTGCACGTATCTTTGATACTGATTATGATGATGAATAATTTAAGTCTGCAAAGATATGAATCTAA